CGTGGTCGTTGCCACGTTAAAACTCGAAAGGATGAAAGAAATGAAAAGAGACGAATTAAAAGCATTAGGTCTATCAGACGAACAAATCGAATCAACAATGGCTTTGCATGGTCAAACTGTGAATGATCTGAACAAAAGTTTAACTACTGCAGAGCAAGAGCGAGATCAGTTCAAGGAGCAGTTAGATTCTAATCAATCTGAGTTAAATACCCTCAAAGAATCAGCTAAGGGAAACGAAGACTTGACCCAGCAATTAACAGACCTGCAAGAGAAGTTTAACGAGTCTGAAAAAGCGGCGAAATCTGCAATGGCTGAAAAAGACAAGGACTTTGCTATCAAGCTTGCCTTGAAGGAAGCTAATGCTTTAGACGAAGGGATTCTTTTGAACTTGATTGATCGTGACACAGTAAAGGTCACTGATAACGGATTACAGGGATTGACTGAACAGTTGGACTCTTTAAAAGAAAACAAAGCTTTCTTGTTTCAATCAGAAACCAAACCAGATCCAACTCCTAAGATCGTTACTGGTGGAAATCCTGCTGGTCCTGCTCAGAAAACTGAAGAACCTACGTCGATTTTAGAAGCAATGCAGCAACAAGCAAACATCAAAAAATAATGAAGAGAGAAGGAAATAAAAATGCCAGTTACATTAGCAGAAGCAAAAGCAACAATGCAAGACAAATTAGAACAAACAGCAATCGATGAGTTTCGCCGGAGTTCATTCTTAATGGATCAGTTGATCTATGACGATGCTGTTTCTCCAGGCACAGGCGGTTCGACATTGGTTTACGGCTACACTCAGCTAAAAACACCATCAACGGCTGAATTCCGTGCAATCAATACCGAATACAGCGCAAACGAGGCGAAGCGTGAGCCTAAGACAACAACACTAAAAGTATTTGGTGGATCGTACAAAATTGACCGCGTAATTCAAAATACTTCAGGTAAATTGAATGAAGCAGCGTTCCAAATGGAACAAAAAATCAAAGGAGCTTCTAACTTATTTCATCAAACGATTATCAACGGAAATTCTGCTGTTGATCCACTATCATTTGACGGTTTGGATAAAATGCTTACTGGATCTTCAACTGAGATCAACACTGATGCTGTGATGGACTTGACAGACGTTACTAATACTAAATTCAAATTGTTGGAGCAAATTGATGACTTCATGTCTCAGCTAGATGGACGCCCAACGATGTTAATGGGGAACAATAAACTTATTAACATGATTAAGTCTTTAGCTCGTCAAGCTGGCTACTACACACGTTCTGAGGACGCATTCGGCAAAAAGATTGATGGTTACGACAACATTCCTTTGATTGACTTAGGTTATTTCTTCAATGGAACCAAAACTGTTCCAATTGTCGATAATGTTACTCGGACTATTGATGGTACTTCAACGGATGGATTGACTGATCTTTATGCAGTTAGCATTGGATTAGATGGCTTCCACGGTGTTACTCCATTAGGCGGAGTAGGTCTGACTGCTTATGCGCCTGATTTCAGCATTCCAGGAGCTGTAAAAACTGGTGAGGTTGAAATGGTCGCGGGTATTGCACTGAAAGCTACTCGTAAAGCAGGCGTGTTGCGAAATATTAAAGTCAAATAAGGAGGAGCCGACATGTTAATTATTGCACCTAACAAGGATTTCACAGGTGAAGCTTTCGGCGTTGCGTTTCAGAATGGCGAAGGAATCACTAATGATGCGTGGTTGATTACCCGCTTTAAGGAGAAGGGTTTTGATGTTCAATCAGAGCCTGAGAAAAAGGATATTTCCAGTCTTGAAGCTGAGAATGCAGAGCTTAAGGCTAAAATCGTAGAACTGGAAAAGGCAGTTGAACCGGACCGTGACCTGATCAAAGAACAGTTAGAAGAACTTGGTATTAATTTCGCACCAAAGACTTCAACTGCTAAGCTACAAGAATTGTTAGAACAATCAAGAGTTGAGGAGGACAAATAGTCTTCCTCTTTTTCGTTAGGAGGAATGACTATGAGTTACTTTGATTTTGAAGAATATAAAAAGTTGGGCGGCAGAGCCTCGGAGGAAAAATTCAAGCAATTCTATCTGAAGGCAGAGGTTGTACTGAACAATATCACGAATAATTTTTACGTCAAAAACGATATTACTAAAGATATTGCCTTCCGAGCTGATCGTTTCAAAAAGGCTTTAGCGTCACAGATAAACTACTTCGCTGAAATGGATGCTGACACATTCGAATCATTGAACAAAGCGCCTCAGTCGTTTCAAATCGGGTCGACGTCGATATCAAATGGTAGTCGGTATAATGCAGCAGGTACTAATGAGAGCAAGCCGTTAGTTCCGGATGATGTATTTATTTGCCTTGAGGGAACAGGTCTATTATATCGAGGTGTATGCTCATGTTAGTTCAGAAGCCACCAAAAGAATCACTGGTAGATAGCTTAATATATCGTTCATATGAAGGTGAAGGAGATTATAACAAGCCTTCATATGGGGAAGAAAAGCAAGTTAAATTTATCCGAATTGACAGAAAAACTGAATATACTTTCAATTCCGATGGGAAACAGTTGTTAAGAAATGCGAAAGTATTTTGCTATTACGGATTGACTACTCCGTTGCCAGACTTTAAAGCTCAAGACATCGTAATCTTTGATGATGATGAACACAAGATAGTCGGGGTTTCAAAGTTCAAGGAACCTTTTATAGATCAGTATTATTCATTTGAATTGGATGTGATTTAATGACTGGTATTTCTATTGATGTTAGCGGAGTCCGTAAAAAGATCAGTTATGAAGCGAATATCAACGGTCAACGAGCTTTGGCTAATCAAGCTATGGCGGACATGAATCCTTTCGTTCCTATGAGTTCAAGCGGCGGATCGTTAAGAGTTGCCGTTTCTATTACTCGTGATGGAAGCTCAATCAATTATCATATGGTATACGCGAAGGCACAGTTTTACGGAACAAACGGCAAGGCAGTATTTAGAAAATATTCGACTCCAGGCACAGGGAAGAGATGGGATTTAAAAGCTAAAGCTTTATATCTGCCTGCTTGGAAACGTGCCTATTTGAAAGGAGCTGGTATTAACTAATGGATTTTTTAGATTGCCTTAAAGCTACTGTCAACAGCATTGAAGGGCTACCGGTAAAAATGATGAAAGGGTATCTCTCTGAAAAAGAGAGCTTGGTCATTTATCCTTTGCCGGGTGGCCAAGTTTCGCAAAGGTATTTTGACGGCAGCAAAGAAGAATTATTGAATTATGAGATAGCCATGAAGTCGGAAGACGGTTCAAAGGTCGAAAAGACTTTATGGAGTATTTCGGATTTTATTGAAAAATTAACGGAATTAGAAAGTGCAGATAGTTCTTTTACATTCGTGAATATAAAAATAGCAAGCAAACCCTTCTTTGGTCCAACCGAGACTCAAGACTGGTTTGTTTTTTTATTAAACATTCAAGCAAAAATTATTACTTATTAGGAGGAAAACAAACATGGATGCAACAATTTACCAAAACTTTTTGCGTAAGCATTATGTTGGAAACACAAAAGAGGACTTGATTCTTATTGGTGGCGGGATCACTGCGATCGCTCCAGAGTTTGAGGAAGATTCGGAGAATATTGGTTACTATGATTTGAACGGGGGAACGTCAAAATTCACAAAAAGTGTCACCATTTCTTATGCTTTTGAAGGGCATCGAAAATATGGTGATGAAGCACAGGACTTTATGCGTAAGAAGTTATTCAAATTGAGCGAACGCAGCTGCTATTTGAAAGTTGAAGAACCAGACGGGACAATCATTCAAGGACCAGCAAAAATCAGTGACATTCAAGCGCATGGTGGAGAAGCAAACGACCCATCAGAATTCAAATGTACAATCTCGTTTGAAGGTCTGCCAGAAGAAACAGTTACACCCTAACAGCCCCGATGAAAAAGTCGGGTTCTTAGATAAGGGAATGAAAATCAATAATGGAGTGAAAATTAAATGACCGAAACTAACGATCAATTGAAAAAGCTTTTTGGCTCCGGAAAAGAATTAACCTCTGAAAATTTTGCGAAACTGATCGACTTGTTCGGTCAGTTTTTAGTATCTGAGGCAGGTCTTGAGTTGCCAAAGGACTTAAAGCTTTTGTCGAGTGATGAAGGCGGATTAAATGACTCTGATAGCACTTCGAGACTCATTCTTGAATCTTATCAGAAAGCACAGAAAAATAACCAGAGTGGAACGGAAGCGGCGCATTACGGTGAGTTGATTCGGATGGTGGCCAAACATCAGCAAGCCAAAGCCGCGATAGCTATACAAGAGGGTTATATTAATCCTGAAAGCGAACCGAGGACGGTCGCATGGCTAGTAGCTCATGGAGAAGCAAACGATTCTACTCCAGAAAATCCAGTGTGGCATAACCATTTTAGTATTGAGTTACCAGATGAGAATGGACAACTACAAACAATCTTTGAATTTCCTTTTGCTCCAGCAGATGTACCTAATGCTTTTGGCCTACCAATGAATGACATGATGGCACGCTCGACAAATAAACTCGTTGCTGGAAACCAAGGTCTATATATTGAAGGCAAGCCAGGAGCTGACCGTTCAATAAAATTTGGTAGTGGGAAATACGCAAAAGATGAAGATCGACGTTGGAGTATTGGCGCAGATACATCCGCTGAAACAGGCGCCCAAAAAGGTTCTGACTTTCGAATCAACCGCTATAAAGATGACGGTACCTTTTGGGATACAGTATTCTTTATTAATCGATCGGGCGGAAGAATCGGAATTGGCTGCAATGATCCAACACGGATTTTGGATGTAAATGGTGACACCATGAGACTTAGAAAGAAAAATACACCTAACAGTTCCAGTTCAACGGGTGAGGTTGGTTGCATGCGTTGGGATGAAAACTATTTTTATATTTGTGTTGAAACCAATAAATGGAAACGAATTGCACTAGAAAATTTTTAAGATAGGAGGAATTCTAGTGATTAAAATTGAAGCAAAGAGGAAGGTTATTCCCGTTGAGATTGGATCAAATAAATTTGAATTCGATTTATCTGACAAATCCGTGATTAAATTCAAGGAATCACTGAGTAAAGTTGTTGCAAAGATTGAGAAATTAAATATTTCAAAAGACTTGCCGGAAAAGGAAAAGCTGCAACGAACAAAGCAGGCACAAAGAGAATCATTCGATTTTTTCCTAGGTGAAGGAGCATACGAAAAAGTTTACAAAGAAGTAGGCAGTGTTCTATCCATGAGTGATATTTTACTAGAGTTAGAGGAGTTACTTCCTGCAGAAATCGAAGCGCATAATAGCTCTGAGAAGTTAAAAAAATATCTAGGTGAGTAATATGTTTTCTTTCGCTTATGGTATAGATGATCGAATCGAGATCAAGGGAAAGGTTTACTATCTCAATCTTGCCTATGATTCGGTATTGCGCTTTTTAGACTTATTGCAAGACGGAGAAGTATCCGAACATTTCAGAAGAGCTACTGCCATCAAAATACTATTTAGAAAAGATCAAGCTCCTGAATTAACCCAATCTGAACAAGAACAAGTGATTAAGGAAGTTGTCAAAACGCATATCTTGATGGAGAAACCATCAATGATATTTGCTTCGATGGGGAACCAAAATACAAAGGAAAAAGAATATTATTCGCTTTTGGAAGATGCAGATATTATATTTGCGTCTTTTTTTTATGACTATCAGATAGACCTTATCAATGAACGTGGGCGACTCCATTGGAAGAAGTTTAAAGCATTACTTAATGGACTAAGTGATCAAACCAAGCTTGCGCAAGTAATCAGTATCAGAAAGTGGACTCCTGGAGAGCACACTTCGGCGGAAGAAACAAAAATGATGAGGGAGCTGCAGAAGTTTTACTCCTTGGATGTAACTCAACAGGATGCAGAAGAACTTTTATATTTCAATTCATTGTCTGATGAAGAAAAAGAAGCATTTGCAAGAAAACGACTAGAGGAACTCGGAGGTGATCAGAATGGCTGATGGCGTAATTTCAATTCAAATTGATGCAGATGGTAAGCCGATACGGTCTCTAAACAATGATTTAGATACGTTAGAAGGAAAGTCTGGGAAGGCTTCTAGTGGCTTAAAGGACATTGTCACAGGGCTAGGCTTAGTAAAAATCGCATCGGTTGCATTCGACGTTTTAAAGTCTTCTCTTGATGATGCAATCAGTCGTTTTGATACCATGCAGAAATATCCTAAAGTTATGAGTGCTTTAGGTTTTTCTGCGGACGATTCGAAAAAATCAGTCAGCCGACTTGCTGACGGCATTGATGGTTTGCCAACCAGACTAGACACTGTTGTCTCTACAGCACAACGTATGACATCAGTTACTGGGAACATGAACAAGTCAACTGATGCAACGATAGCTTTGAATAACGCCATGTTAGCAAGTGGAGCATCCTCTGAAGATGCGAAACGCGGGATGGAGCAGTACATACAAATGCTTTCAACGGGTAAAGTTGATATGCAGTCGTGGCGAACG